GTGCTTCTGTCTGATTGCGTTTGAGTTGCATCTGCGGGTTCTTCAGCGTTTGTGATCGCTGCGCAGGGGAGCCAATCGCCCTCAGCGACGATATTCTGAGGGACAGGTTCTTCCACATCTACGCACAACGGTAGACGCAGTGGATTGACTCGATTTGCAATTGCCTCATGGAGGCGGTCGAGGTTGAACTCGGGGTACGTCACATCAACCACGGTGTCCATCCAGGGTTGGTAATTGTTAGGGAATTGTTCTGATTCACTGAATCTCGCCCAATATGAATCGGGATCCGGGCACACGTCACTCTCCTCTGAGAGCACGTATCGCACCAGGTCGCTAATTATTGGGGTCTCTGAGTCAGTCATCTGCAACGCTCGCGTTTTCTCCAGCAGTTTAGCAGCTGGGTCAAGTACCGTTCCAACTGACGTGTGAAACTTCATCAGTTGGCGCCGAACGTCGCACATCGAACTCCCATCACCATACCAAGGACACCAGAACCGGCCAAGGAAATCGACCGGGGTCCCACAGGGAATAAGTTTCGCCTTGACAACCACACCGTAGGCTCTGCAGACCACGCTGAGTTTGTCCATCACAACATTTGGGTCCCAACCGGGAGGGATGAACGTCACTCCATCATCCCCACCGTAGATACCCGGCATGTTGTAGGCTTGTTCGACCGTCAGTCCCAAAAGGATCCAGACTGACATGTTGATCGCCTTATTCGCACCCGTGTTACCTGACGAGGTTGCGGAACCACCTGAGCAGACTGTGTCACCAGTGTCATATTGGAACTTGACACCAGTGTCTTTGTCAAACACGGACACTTGTTGGTGGTGTGACCGTGCATAGCTCACATTGAACTCATCAAACAAGGCTGGGTCATCTCCCCAAGTGGCCAAGTTGTAAGTATCAAAGTAGTCCCGTCGTACGTACTTAGTGATGCTCCCGTCCCATTTGGAATAATCTGTGGTTAGGGCCCATGCTTGCCCCAGACCTGCTTGCACCATTCTCTCCGCAATTCGTGATGGTTCTACGAATGCGTACCAGTGGAGTTCCTTCATCGCATGTGTCTCAGCGTGAACGAACCGTGAGTGGTGTAGCTTTTGGTCCTGAGCAAACTGCGTGATGACACGCGG